GATCATTTGCAGGTGGTATTGCTAGTGCAGATATTTTTAGAGAAAAAGGTGTCAGAAGTCTATTAGGATTTCAAGAAGGTGCAAAAGTTTCAGTAGATGAAACAGTAGCAGCATTTGAAAAAGCATTTAGTGGTGATGGAAAATTTGCAAATGCAACAAAAGACTTAGCACAAACATTAGACGGAACTCTATCAATGATAGGGGATAAGTATTTTAACTTTCAAAAAGATGTAGCAGAAGGATTTTTTGATGAATTAAAAAGTGAATTTGGTGATCTAAATACATTTTTAGAAGCAAATGAACAACAAATCGAAGATATTGCAAGATCAATAGGTGAAAACTTTGCAGGTGCTATAGGTAAAACATCAGAAACAATAAAAAAAGTTGCACCTGCTGTTAAAACTATTTCTGATGCTTTAGGTAGTACAATTACAGGATTTGCTTCACTACCACCATTTGTCCAAAATTTAGGTTTAATTAGTGCATTGTTATTTGGTAAAAAGGGTGCAATAGCAATAACAGGTATTTCTTTTTTATTTGATAAAGTTACAGATTTTATAGACGAAGTAAAAAATGAAAAAGCATTAGAAGAACTATTAAAATTAGATAATCAAGAATTATTAGAAAGCGTTACAACATTAAAAGACATAAATGAATTAATACAATTCACTGAGCCAACACAAGGTAAAGGTAAAGCAGTTAAAGTAGTAACAGATAAGTATAAAGAGCAAAATGAATTATTGAAGAAAGTAAGAAATCAAATTTTGAATACTAATTTAGCTATTGAACATGGTACTAAATTGGGATCAGCTTTTGCAGATGCACTTGGAAAGGTTGGTGTCCAAGCACAACAATCAGATGAAGAAATAAAAGAAATGACAAGAGATATGAATAGAGCAGTTTTACATGGAACAGAATTAGGTGAACATATGCAAAATGCTCTTGAAGGATTAGGTGATACAACTACAGAAGAAGTTGAAGTGGCATTAAATAGTTTTGAAAGATTTAAAAAAGGATTTCACGATGCTATGAATGAAAATATATTTGATGGATTTCAAAAAGCAGGAGAAACAGCATTCAATAGTTTAAAAAGTACATTAACTGATTTTGTAATGACAGGTAAATCAGACATGAAATCATTTGGTGATGCAATTAAAAGAGCATTTATAGAGGCATTGATTGGACAAGCTGTTCAAGCTGCAATCAAAAAATCCACATCATTATTTAAATTAGAAACAATCAAAAGAGCGATGATGGGAGTCTTTGAAGGTGCAATAAATACTTTTAAAAGTATTCCATTTCCATTCAATATTGCTGCAACAGGTGCTGCACTCGCTTTTGGTATGGGATTAGTTAATAAGATAAGAGGATTTGCAGATGGTGGTAGACCACCTGTAGGTAGACCATCTTTGGTGGGGGAACGAGGGCCTGAATTATTTCTACCAGATAGTGCAGGAACTATTGTACCTAATGAAAAATTAGGCGGAGGATCTACAACTGTAAACTTTAATATTACAACAGTAGACGCAAAAGGATTTAATGAATTATTAGTTAATAGTAGAGGTATTATTGTTAATCTGATAAATACTGCTGTGAATGAAAAAGGAAAACCTGCATTGATATGAGTGGATCATTACCTAACACAGATTTTACAGCTATCAATATTAAGAGTGAACAGAATACTTTAGTATCAAGGACTGATAGTGGTAAAACATTTAGAAGGCAGGTAGATAATCAGAGATGGAAATTTACTTGCAGTTATAAAACACAACCTAGATTAGCATTTCAATCTATAATTGCATTTATTGTAAAACAAAGAGGTCAGAAAGAAAATTTTACTATCACATTTCCAAATTACTTAGATGCAAAAGGAAATGAAACAGGATCTGTAGCAGTTAATGGAGTTCATGCAGTTGGTGATACAACTATTGATATGGACGGATTTCATTCAGATGGAAATCATAGATTTCGTGCAGGAGATTTTATAAAATTTGCAAATCATACTAAAGTCTACATGGTTGTTGCAGATGTAACATCAAGTAGTAATGCGGCAACTGTAACTATAGAGCCTCCATTAGTTTCAGCATTAGCAAATGATGAAGCTGTTGTTTATGATGATGTTCCATTTACAGTACACCTAGTCAGTGATTTACAAGAGTTTCCATCTAATAATGGAGATGGAGATGGAGAGCCTTTATTTAATTTTGAATTTGATGTTGTTGAGAACTTATAATGTCAAGAGGTTTAACAAGTGCAGTTAAAACAGAACTTGCTACAGGAAACATTAGACCTGTATTTCTTCTTAAAATAAATACACCTACTCCTGTTTATCTAACTAATTGTGGATTTCCATTAACATCAAGTGTTTCTGGAAGTTCTGAAACTTATCTTGCAAGTGGTCATTTAAAAAGCATATCACAAGTTGCTGAAACTAATTCACCTAATAAGAATACCATTACAATAGGCATATCTGGAGTAGAACAAACTTATGTAGCAGTTGCATTAACAACTAATGTAATTAATACAGAAGTTAAAATATGGAGAGGTTTTTTAGACTCAAATAGTGCATTAATAGCTGATCCATTTTTATTTTATTATGGAACGATTGATAGATTTGGTGTTTCAGATAGTACAACAACTGCAAGTGTAGCATTAACTGTTACGAGTCATTGGGGTAATTTTGAAAAAGTATCTGGAAGAACAACAACAGATAATTCACAACAAAGATTTTTTAGTGGTGATAAAGGCATGGAATTTTCTGCACTTACTGTAAGAGATTTAAAATGGGGTAGAATATGAAAACTAGATTTTATCAAGCTGAAGTCACAGATGTATCTAGGATTATGGATTTATGTGAAAACTTTAGTCAAGATATGCAGAGCCTCAATTATCCGCCTGTAGATAAACCTACTTTAGAAAAGTTCCTAATGAAGTGGTTAGGTATGGGCAAAATTATATTAGCTGAAAATTTAGAAGATAAACAACTTGTGGGAATGTTATTGTTTTATAAAACTAGATATTATTGGTCAGTAGAAAAAGTAACAGTTATTCATGTAATGTATGTAAAACCAGAAAATAGAGGTTACAAAATGTTTAAACAATTATTAGAAATGGTTAAACAAGTTTCAAAAAATACTACTATTACATGGTCTACCACAACTAAAATTAATGAAGATAAATTATTTGAAAAAGTTGGATTTGAAAAAATGGGTAATAATTGGAGATTAAATTAAATGTGTAACCCTGTAGATGCTATAGAAGGTATAGTAGATTTTGTCGAAGATGTAGTAGAGGTTATTGTTGATTTAGTAGAAGATGTTATAGGTTGGTTAGTTCCAACACCAGACATTCCAGATTATGGAGATTTAGATCAAGACCAACAAGCAAAAGGAGTTTTAGTAAATAAGATATCTGCTAATTCAGCTATTCCTATTGTTTATGGCACTAGAAAAGTAGGAGGAAATGTAATCTTTTTAGAGTCATCTGGTGCAACAAATGAATTTTTATTTATGGCACTTGTACTATCTGAAGGTGAGATTGATGATATTACTTCAATATTTATTAATGATACTGCTGTTACTTGGTCTGGTGATTTAGCAGATAACACAGAAAGAACAGTTGCTAGTAATGATGCCAATTTTTTTAAAGATAGTGCAAGTTTAATTACAGTAAGACCTCACTTTGGATCAGATACACAGACTCAATGTTCTTTATTAGGTAGTTTAAGTTCATGGACTTCTGGGCATAAATTACAAGGATTAGCATATATATCTTTGAAGTTTAAATGGAATGCAAATGCATTTGGAAGTATTCCTAATGTTACTGCGATTATAAAAGGTAAGAAAATTTATAACCCTAATTTAGATGGAACTCTTACAGGCGGCAGTGGTAGTCATAGAGCAGATACATCTAGCACTTGGGAATATTCTGATAATCCTGTTTTTCAATTATTAGATTATATGCGTAATGAAAGGTATGGAGTAGGAATTGCTAATAGTTATTTTGATACAAACTTTGCAGATTGGCAAACAGCAGCAGATGTATGTGATGCAAATATAACTCCTTTTTCTGGTGCAAGTCAGATTGACTTAATGGATAGTCATGCAGTAGTTGATACTTCAAGAAAGTCTATTGATAATGTTAAAGAGTTTATAAAATCTTGTAGAGGTTTTTTAAATTTTACAGGCGGTTTATATAAAATAATAATCGAAACAACAGGAAGTGCATCAATATCAATCACTGAAGATAATATTATTGGTGGTATCACCATTAACAGTAAAACTAAAAATTCAAGGTACAACAGAGTAATAGCTTCTTTTGTTAATCCAGACAAAAATTTTCAATCAGATGAAGTACAATTTCCACCTGCTGACGATAGTAATGAAGCGAGTGCAGATAGACACGCAACTATGAAAGCATTAGATGGTGGTATTTTATTAGAAGGTAGATTTAATTTTGGCTATATCACAAACCCATATCAAGCTAGAGAAATGGCAGAGATTATTCTTAGGAGGTCAAGAACAAGTTTAGATGTAAGTTTAAAATGTGATGCAACTGCATTAGATTTAGCTATCGGAGATATTGTAAATATAACTCATGCAACTCCTGCTTTTTCAGCAAAACCTTTTAGGGTACAGGGTATGACTATGAATTCTGATATGACAGTTAGTTTACAATTATCTGAACATCAAGATAGTTTCTACACATTTGGAACACAACAAGAAGTACCTTCAATCCCTATCACTACTTTACCAAATCCCTTTTCAGTTTCTGCACCTACTTCTATTACATTAACAGATGAATTAGTGGAGTATTCTGAGGGTGTTGTTTTAACAAGATTAAATATTGCAGTTGGTGCTAGTGCAGATCAATTCGTATCTCAATATCAAGTTGAAGTAAAATTAAGCACAGAAAGTAATTTTAAAATATTAGCTATTGGAAGTGAAATTAATTATGAAATGCTAAATGTTATTGATGGTGGTACATATAATGTAAGAGTTAAATCTATTTCTTCACTAGGAGTAAATTCTTCTTATGTTACTGCAAATAGAAAAATAATTGGTGCAACTGAGCCACCTTCTGATGTAAAAAATTTTAGTGTCAATATGCTAGGTAATTCTCAAATGCAATTAAATTGGGATGCTAATACTTATCTTGATGTGTCTTTCTATGAAATTAGATACCAAAATGTAACTTCTAATGCACAATGGAATAAATCAGTAAATTGGCTTCAAGTTCCTAGAACATCTGGTACATCAATTAC